CTGCATGTTTTTTAATCTTTTCTTTCAATATTGCTTTAAACTTCTCTTTATCGTAATTGAGGAATGGTGAATACTTCTCACATTTCATTTTGAAATCAGGCCAAATAATATCATCATCAATCTTTTTGTCCCACATGGGGAAGAATTTTAATAAATCATTCAGTATAACCAATGTCTCCAGTGAAACCTGTTTCAACTGTACCAATTTCATTAAGATTGGATACTCATTCCGTTTAACTGTCAACATTTCATCAGGTGTACCACCATTCGATAACAAGTAGATTATATCATTATTAAATGTATATGTCAAGCTCTGTTGAGTTTTCTGCCATTTTAGGTAAACATCCTCACCATCTTTCAACATATCACCAACCCATTTATCACCTTCTAAAAAATTGGCAACATAGAAGTCTCTTAATTCTTCGATAGTGTACTTGCGTGAAAGCTTATAAAATTGGTATTTGTCCTTACGTTTCAAGAAAGTCACAGCACTAACATTGGTTTTTCCGTGGTATTTAAAGAAATCATAACTCTTGGAAGTAAAATGTAGTTTGAGTGAGTTATACAGCATAAATGCGGTATATCCAGAATTTTCTTTAATTTCAGTCATAATATATTATAAATAGGTGTGGGTCACGATACGGGAATATCCACCCACTCTAACATTGTAAAGGAATGCCAGCATGAGTATATATTCAAAACTAAACAAGTCATTATGTGAAATATTTGATGTAGAATACAATTCAAACGAATATTATGGTGAACCGGATATAGTACCTTTTGATAAATCTTCAGGATGGACTTGGAAAAATTTAAAATTTTCTGAAGAACATAAAACCAATATATCACTAGCTCTAAAAGGTAAATCCAAACCTACAAGAACTGAAGAACATCTACATAACCTAAAAAAATCTAGAAATAATAGGGTTGACTTGCCTAGGTTAGGTAAGTCACATTCTAAAGAATCTAAAGATAGAATATCAAAGTCAAAAACTGGTATATCCAATAAAAAATTGAATAAAAGAATTATGACACCTAATGGCATATTTGAGTCTGTAACTTGTGCAGCTGAATATTATGGCCATAATATTTTTTATATGTCTAGGAAAATAAAAAAGAATCCTACAAAATTTTATTTCTTATAATATTTAATAAAAACTTTCAAATTTTTCTTTGTTGCTTCTTCAATCATGTTCTTAGTGCCACGAGATTTACCATCCCATAAAGCAATCAATGCCTCACCATATCCTGCCATCTGACGATTACGAATTGGTCCTGCAGCATTACCATTTTTATTCCAATCTGCCGGAAATTTAGTAAACTTAATATCATTATTGGTTGCCCAAATCATTCCAAGTTCGTCCGCACCTTTAGCGCCACCACCGACAACTTCCGTAATTTCAAATTCAGATTGTTGTATAGCATCCAATAGTAAATTGTACTCAATACAATCACGGCCGCCAGCAATAATAACTTTCATATCGGTAGTTTACTCGATTTCTTGATGAGGTTTAAACTCTGTGCTTCTTCTTTGATTCGTGCTTTGAGTGCCGAACTAATCAGAGTTGCAGCTACTTCAATTTCTAATTCAGTTTCTTTACAATGTTGGCAAATGGCATCCATAAGTCCTAACTTCTCTTTGATTGCCATTTCTTCAATTAACACACTAAAGTTCTTAATCTCATCTCTTGTTGGCATAATTAAATGTGTTTCTCTTTATAGAATATGTGGTGACCAATCTGTGTTACCCTTTGTAGGTTCCAACCTGGATCAACCTGTGTGTTGTGATAGTACAACGCATTAGTCTTAGAGATTGTATCATGTACGTTTGGTTCTGTCAGGGCCTTACGAGATACCATTTCTGCTTCTTCATAGGCATACTTATCACGTACCAACATATTCTTCATACAAGTCCATGAGAACTGGCATACCAAAAGTTTGTTGACGTAACTTCTTTGATATACCACTTCACAAATTGTACCACCAAATTTTGGATTATTGGCACGATTGATTGTAACTTGAGCAACGGCAAGTTTACCTTCGTATGATTCTGAACCTGCTTCAAAGTAAACATTGTCAGTAAGGCATTTTAATTGTTTATTGAAATCTTGACCTACTTGTTGCTCGATGACTGCCTCTGTTATTTCTTGTGAAACTGAAGGTATAGAAAAAACGGCAACACAAATTGCCAAGGTTAATAATATAGCTTTTGATTTTGATGCGAACATCATATCTCCTTTTTGATTACGACAGCGATGAACTGTTGTCTTGGTCTCCAAGTACTTCTGATTTGTGGAGGGTGATTGATTTACGACTTTAAATGATAGTATAAAGGATTATTTATGCTTTGTCAAGTGTTTTTTGGTAGAATTGAATCGCTTTCACCAATCCATGTATGTGGTCAGCGGTATTTTGTTTATAAACCAGAGGTGGAGAATCTTCAACTGCCATGATAATTACCAGATTGTCAATTGGTATTCCTACCATTTCTTCATACATTAAAGAGTAGGCACAAGTTTGCCAGAAGTAATCCTCAATCTCTGTAATCAGTTTAACACGCTTGGAGGTCTTAAAGTCAATCACGGACAGCACACCTTCGTATTCACCAATACAATCGACCCTTCCTGCCATTCCTAACTGTTTGGACCATAAGGCACATTCTTGATAGTGAATATTATCAATTTTATTCAATACTGGCTTCAATGAGTGGAACATTTCCAAAGCATCAGGCATAATGGTACCTAATGGTTCATTGTTTAGATACCGTTCACATAATGTATGTACATTAGTACCACGACCTGTTGCTTGTTTCGATATCTTATTGGCAGCTTCCTCACCAACTCTCTTACGCCATGCAATGATGGCATCTTTCTTTTGGGCGCCAAGAACGGTAGTAACAGAGGGAAGTTTTGAACCATCAGGTAAGGTATAGAATCTTTTACCATCAACGGTTTCAGATTTTAATTCTTCTAATGGTTTAGGTGGGCAAAATGTAAACATAAAGTAATATAACACATAATAAATGTGTTGTCAATAGATATTATAGAATAGTAACTGAAGTGGATACTATATTTTTATTATGTTCAGTTGCCAATGATTGAACAAAAGTAATCCATGTCTGAGCACTTTCTACATCAACAAATTTTAAAATGCCAGTATTTGTGGTATTACTGATGTTGGCTTTTCCGTCTGTCTGACTCATAGATATCATAATATTTAATTGATTAGACCTAGCGAGTCTGAAAGAAATATTATCCATCATGTCATCATATGTAAGCCATACGATAGTTGATTGTGTAGTTAAATTCATTTAATGGTATTCTCTTTTTTCGAAATAATAGCAGGAGCTAAATGTGGTTTATTATATTTCTCATTTATCATATCGACCAATATATGTTTACTATTTTCGGGTGTAATGACTTGATTATCAATTAAAAAATCAGGATCAATAATATCCTCATCAACCGTTCTTAGTGCGTGTATACAAGTACAAACAGTATTATCTTCTAATGCAGTCAATCTATGATAGTTATCTTTTTTAATATATATGAATGTTGGAGAAACATATTCTTTTGAATGTAATATAGTTTCTTTATCATCATCAAGAATATCAACCTTAACTCTACCTGAACTAACTAGTGTACCGTGGTCATGTGTGTGTTTGTGACCTTCTTCGACATCTCCTGATTTCTCAAAAAACATCATTCTACTATAAACATTACTGACTGCTAATAATTTTATTTTTGGTTTTGACATAATCTATAATTATTTGTTAATCATTTTAACCGGATTACCATTTCCAACCCATTTTTGAGCAGCTTCAGACCAGGAAAATTGTTGTGAACCATCTACATCAGGTCTTGGTGTAGGTGCTATCCATTCCATTGTATTTTTATCAAATGTCCAAGAAGGATAAGGAGCAGGCGGTACAAAAATATCATTGTTGGAATCATAGGTGCCACCTATAACAAGAGTACCTCTGTTGGGTGTCATTTCAATTAACTGATTTTTTAAATTTGCATCCGTATTTTCATATGTATACGGAGTCATGTGAATAAAACTTTCTATTACATTATTAATTACAACAGCATAATTTGACATCTAATATCCTTTTACCAATATCCTTGGAGTATAACAACACCTTGTGTGCCTGGAGATAAAGCATAATAAGAGCCACAACATTGCACATATTGTGTGACACATGAACCATTATAACCACAATAGTAAGAATAATAATAACTATGGCAGTAATAAACCGTTGACGGATTACCTCCACCTCCATATCCACTTCCACACCAGCCCAAATAGTTTCCTGATCCGGTGCCTGCGCCACCGCTGCCACCCCAGCCACCTCCGCCGCCACCACCTGCAAAATTACCTGAACTTCCTCCACCACCACCAACGGCACCATTGGTACCTCCGCCACCACCGCCGCCACCTGAAGCATATACACCAAGTGCAGCAGAACCTCCTCCACCAGCACCACCAAAACCGTCAGCATATGTATCCCCTGGATATCCATATCCATGGTAACCAGTGGCACCGCCACCACCAACAGTAATTGAATAATATGCTCCGGGTGTTACAGAAACGGACTGTGAGGCAATTCCTCCATGGCCACCATATCCACCATCATCCTGCCAATAATTAGACTGATAACCTCCACCACCTCCACCTGCAGCAACATATACGTTCATTTGGCCAACCATTGTACTAGGAATGGTAATGCCTGAAGAACTGGTGTAAGTAATACTTTGAAAGGTTGTTATTCCTGATCCATAGAAACTGCCCAAACTTATAGAACCACTACCTGATACACCTGGGTCGTATGTGTGTGCTGGAAGGTTTCCTGAATAGTAATTACTCAAGGAATAACCTTTTCCAAACTCACTATTTAAACTGGACAAAGATAGTGAACCGCTACCTGGTAGGAAACTAGACATGATTTATTAATTTGAGTTGTTGATGCTGTATTTATGTATTAATCTGGATAATGTCTGATAATTGCTGTAGAAGTTTCCCTATCGAGAGTCATGTAACCATAACAACAGATATTCCAATCATCTCCGCCCATTCCGTTACCTGACATTTCATCATGACACTCCAAGTTTTCAAGTTTGAAATGTTTAACAATATACTCTTTATCGTTTTCAAATATTCGCCACGCATGGTCTTCACTACCTCGACCTATTTGTCCTCTGGTTTTATTGAATCTAATAAGATATTTGTTCATACTACAGTAGCCTCAATCTTTGATTTCAATTTTACTCCTAAATTGAAGTGAATAAATCTGAAAGGTTTGTCTGAAGAATTTTTGTTGAAAGAATGTGGTAACCAAGAATTGGTAAACATCGTTGCTCCAGGTTCTGGTGTAAAAGTAATCATTTGACTGGCATATGATCCAATACCTGGGTTTTCTTCTGGTAGGTTCGCATACACTTTAGCCGGTCTTGGATCGTGCAACACAACTCTAGACGAATCTTTGGGAACTTCTAAGAAATAAAATCCAGATATTTGGGAACCTGCACCGTGTATATGTTGTTCTTGGCCAGAAGATTTATGATGCTCTTGTACCCACATTTCATGAAAGAATACATCAAATAAATCCATTTTATAACCTTGTGATGCTAGAATTTCATGTGATGTTGACAATATGAAATTTGAAAAATCAGATAGTCTCTCATCTTCAAACATATTTTCACTCATGTAAACCGGATATATTTCGTTTAATTCTTGACAACTTTTTCTGCGCTCAATATATTCCATTGAAATCTTGTTAACCTTATTGAGAAACTCAGGTTTTCTAATTCCATATAAAGCGGAAGTAAAATAATGCCACTCACCCCATTTCTTCGGCTTATTTTCAATAGTTTCATTTACACCACCAACAACTTCAACCTTCGGATTCATAATATACTTTCAATTAATATTCCAACCAACCTGTAATTATATATTTGTTATTGCTGATGGGAGGATTGCCTCTATGTGTGTGAGTAAATCCGGCAGGGAAAATGACCAATGTACCTTGTTTAGGTTTTATTCTTCTATGTTGGTAGAGAAATTCAGTTTCACCACCTTCATCAACATCATTCAGATATAACATCCAAACCAATGCTCTCAAAGAGTACTCACGGGAACCATTCTCGTAATGCCAAGCATGATAACCACCACCTATTTTAGTCTTTTGTATTTTAAAACCAAAGTTATACAACTGAGGACCTTGTTTAAGTGGGAAGAATTCTTCTGAGTAATCTTTGAAATACTTTTCAAATAAAATTTTATTGAAGTGATGTTGAAGTCCTTGTGTTGCTTGTGCATTGATAGTATCAACACCAGCACAATTTAACAGATCATTATCTTTTAAATCTTTAGAAACATTCTCATCAGTTTGCCTACTCCTAACCATGCCAGCGTTTTCACAATTATTATAATATGTAATTACATCTTGGCAATATTGATTACTGTAGGCATTTTCATATGCCGCTATAAAATCTTTAATCATTTTCTATTCATTTTGTTTAGATTTGCAGTTATCACCATGATACCTTGCATAATTTCCACTATCTATTTCTCGTTTACAATACACACACTCTTTAGTTTTTTTCTTTTTACCTTTGTTTGGATGAACATAATTTGGATCTGAAAACTTTCTTTTTAAAGATTCTTTATGATTCTTTACATGTTCATCAGTTTGTTTTTTTCCTGTTAAAAACAAACTTACCGTTTCTTTTTGATGCTCACTTTGTTTCTTTCCATACATACCAACTTTTTTTTGTTTGTGTAATGATTTTACTGTTTCACTAATTTGTTTGGAAGTTTTTAGTTTAGATTCCGATATTTTTCTACAAGTTTCTTCATATAATGGATGGTTTTTGGTTAAGATTATCTGGCCACCTTGGCCACCATAAGCTAAATTATAATATAAATGGTTTTCAACCAACTTTTCATTCACAAGTTCAATTTCTTTGTTATTCATATCATCTTCGGATGTATACACGAATAATATTTTTTTTGTGAAATTTTCTTTTCCATATTTTTTGATGGCTCTTTTTAGATAAACTCCACTTCCAATATAATCATCGTCTAAATTGTCGGTTATATGTTTACCGATATATTTCATGCCGTTGATTAAATTTATCGTTTCATAAATTGTATAATACACAATATACTCCAAAGTTAAGTTATATACTTATTTATCAAAACCTAACTTTAGAAAATCATTTAACGGCCGGCGGTATCTTCATATTCCATAGATGCAACAATCCACTCTCGAACAAGACTGCTACGAACAATATCGTCAACGGTAAATTCAATTCTGGTGTGAGATTTCATCAAATCCGCAATATCTAAAAATTTTGAAAGTCCGGACATATCCGTTTTCTTTTTGTTAATGTCCGTTTGTCTATAATCTCCACAAAACAATATTTTCGACCTATATCCCACCCGTGTCATTACAGTATGTAATTCTTCCCATGTAAGATTTTGGCACTCATCTACAATAATGATGGCATCATCGAATGACATACCACGAATGAATGAGGTTGAAATGAAATCGATATGACCTTGTTCATGTAACCTTTGATAGGCATCTTTACGACCAAACAAAGTCTCACAAATCTGCATGTATGGTTGTTGAAATATTTCCATCTTTTCGCCTACATCACCAGGCAAATGTCCCATCTCTCTTGATTGTACTGATGACCTTACAATAATGATTTTATCAAATGGGTTACTCTTATCTAATACTTCTTCAATGGCCTTATATAAGGCAATAAAGGTCTTTCCTGTTCCTGCCACACCATGTAATGCTACAAAATAATCACCTCGTTTATAGGCATCAAAGAATGTCTTTTGATTGGCTGTAAGAGGTTGAAATGTTTTTAAATCGTCTATTCTTATCTTTAATGATTGGGTTGGTTTTACTTCTTTTGGTTCCTTATCATGTGGATGAAATTGGGTTTCGGTTTTTGTTCTTTTGATTGCCATTGAGACCTCAAGTTAAGTTAAAAATAGATTGCTTACCACTCCCTTGGTGCTTTAGTTTTATGACCGTCTTTGATGGTGTTTTGAGCAACACCTTCTTTCATACGACCAATAACATACTTCTCAAATGACGAATCGGCACGACCCATGCCAGGGACCGATAAACGAGTACCGTCTGACATGATTGGTAGATTCTCTGAGAAGATATGTAATTCTAAATGGGGATTGTCAAGCTTGAATTGTTCTAGTACCGTATAAGACATACGGTGTTCTGTCACTTCACCTGTTTCTTTGTTTAAAAAATCATAACTAGGCATGATACCACTCCGGTTGATTACGAGAATTGACCTTACCTTTCCAACTAGCAAGGTGTGTCTTATTATTTATATAGTAATTACGATAAGATGTCACAGAATCGTCACGAATCACCAATTCAGCTGGCATGGCAGGGGTAGGTTGTGTAAATTCACCAACTGGTATATTATTGGGAGATTTATTTAAAGCATCAACCAAACCAATTTGTTGACACTTGTGTACTTTACCATACCTGTAGGTATATTCTGCACACAATTCTACCAATAATAAATGTAACCATAGATAATTTTCTAGGTTGGCACGGCACCAAACTGCGGATGGGTGGTTCATGTGTGTTGCTGAGTAGAGTATATCATTTCTGTCATCAGCAAGTACCCAACGCTTGGCTTTACGACCTGATGGTGAAAGACCAATGGTTTCAACACCGTCTAATACACGGTGTGCAGTAGATAATAGCTGGCAATATTCCAGAATCATTTTGATGCAATGTTTGTCGTTATGCATCTGCGCACACACTTTGGGATCATTATGTAGATAAAAAATATTCACGAGGTAAGCATTCTAATTAAACCAACACTATCAATACTAACTAACAAAATATAGTTAGCCAACATGCCAAAAGATTTGCGAGTGTAAGCAGCCCAAGCATACATAGCACAACCGCTAATCCAAACAGGATACATGAGACGTAAAGGGGGATTCGGAACGGTAAGTGCCATAGTAAGAGAGCAACCAATACTAACAGCCCAAGCAAGCAACTCAATGATAAACCTAAGTTTATGAGAACGCCAATCGTCACGAATCCATCCAAATGTTGTTACCAACAAGTCATTCATTATTTTGGAATACCAAGTACTGGAATTTCAATTGGTTCTTTTGGACCAGTTTGTTTCTTTAACGATTTAACTTTAGCTGCAACAGCATCAGCAGTCACCGTTTCCATAGCGAACTGTTTGAAGGCCTCATAAGAATCTTTTACTTTGTATGATGTTTTACCACCAACAGAGGCACCATCAACAAAGAACAAAGCACAACCACCTTCAATCAAAGGAGCAATTTCGATTACTTCATCAAGGTTAATGATTACTTTACAATTTTTTTCTACTGATTCAACTTCAACAAATAAACTCATCTTACTCTCCCTTAGGTTCTTTAATCTTTGCCAATTTGGCATTCTTCTCTGCAACTTCTGCTTGAATCATCATACCTTTCCAATGACCACGAGTGGATACTGGCATCATTGCAAGGGTACGCTTGGTACTTTTACTCAATCTAAAATCTTTATTGGTTCTCATTTATTTCCCTTATCGCAGTCCTCTACCCTAATTAGATATGTGGTGCTAGTGGTATGTGGACGAACAAAATAGCACTCACCTTTAATATTCCAGACCAAATGATTTTGAATACCACCTTTGAATTGTTGTAACTCAGGTGGGTTAATCAATGACTGAAACTGCACATAACCAATCATTACAATCAATACCAAACCGATAAGAATGGTATAATGCTTCTTTAAGAACTCAATCAAAGACTTAAACATTCATAACTCCATAGTAACGTAGAACATATAGTATAACACACAATAAGGCACCAATCAATAGGCCAACATTAAATCTACCATTGATTATACGGAAATATTCCACTTCTAACTCAAGGTAATCTCTTTGACCCAATACCATATCAGGACATTCCGATTCACCACCCATTAACTCAATGGTCTCTTTGGCATTAGCCAAACGCTTCTTGGCTTCACGATAATCTAAGTATGGTATCATAATTATTTACCAAATCCAAACGGGCATTTTCTTTCTTTAGTTTCTGTATTTTTTTTCAAATGTGTATATGATTTTGTAAATGTAGGTCTCAATGCGTATAAATTTCTTTTTGCATATTCTTGTACAGTAATTAAATGTGTTTTTAATACTACCTTTCTTTCAGAGAGAGGTCTCAAGTGTACCATAGGAGTTCCAAACTTTATAATAATATTTTGGCTGACACCAGGTTTCAATAACAAATTAATATGTGAAGCGTGTTGATAATAAAATTCTAAAGTTCCAGGTAAAACATCATAAGGTAATTGTTCATTGAAATTATAATATGGTACTTTCCATTGGAATAAAATATCTTTTTCACTTTCTATCAACCAAGGCGAAGTTATTTTTAATTGAAAATGATCTTTCTTAAAATCTCCTCGTTGTTCAACTGGATGTGAACTTGCATGACTAGTACCATCCGAATATTGATATTTCCACTTCTCATGTGATTCCCATTTAACAGCAAGGTCTGACCACATAGGAATTATTAAACTATTTTGATATTCATTAGTCATACCAACACAGTTTTTCATGTTGTTGGCTGGTTTCATAATATCCCAATCAAACTCATTTTTCGGCAATCTTTTCCACCAATCAGGATAAAATTTGGTAGCATAATCAATTGGTGCAAACTGATAGGCCTGTGCGGCCTTTTCAGTACAGAATGCATCAACAACTAAAGGTTTTTGTTTAAAAAAGAATAACATAATTAATATCCTTTATCTCTTAATAATCTAACTTGACCATCAGGTACTACAAACACTCTTGCTGCAACACTAATTGTATCTCGTTCAGCAATGTCTTTCTTCATGGTGAACTCAATGTGTTTACTTTTCATTAGTTCCTCCACTATCAAAGACAACATCTGCCTTTTGATTTGTTCATGTGGCATATCTTCCCACATTTCCATCGTTATCTTATTTCTTACAGTAAACATTTCACCTTGAATTGGTTTATAATCGAAAGGTTGTGGATGTGCCGATGTTGTAATGTTACCGGTTAATACACCAGTATTGTGAACTGGTGCAGAAACAGATGCAGAAGGTTGCATTGATTGCATCATCTGCTGAGTATCAGCCCTCATAGATTGTAACTCATTCATGGCCATGGCTAGATTACTATTGAAGTCACTCATAATTAAGTCCACAATGATTCATAATATTTACCAAACAGTCTATAACCATTAGATTTTCTATCTTGGTGTGCCTTTAGACCTTCTCTATCGACCTTAATCTTTCTAATACTTTCATTGAAGTCTGCAATACCTTCTGATTCAGAATGGTCAAAGAATGGCTTTTCATCATCATCACTGAGCTTCTGTTCAAACGCCCAAATCATTTCATCGATGATCCAATCGTATCGTGCTTCAGCATTAGAGTCCCACGAATACTCATCATCTTTAGTACCATTGTGTGACCTTAATTCTTCAGGTACATCCTCATCATCTACCCAACCATAACCATGTTTAACTTCCTTCATCTGTTTTAATAAAGGACAAATAATATAGGCCAATGTATAATCTAGCGAATAGGTATCGGGGTAATCAATCTTCACATAACGAATGGTTGGATTAATTACTTGGCGAACTCGTTGCAATGCCTCACAAAATGGAGTTAATATCTTGCTCCATTTTTTAATATTAGGTTCATCATAATCAATCTCACGCCAAAAATAAACCTTTTCTAAGATTGTATATGGAGAAAGCCAATGGTTTGGGTAACCATTAAAATACACAATCATATTCTACCTTTTCAATCTTAATTAATTTACCATCCATAAAAAGAGAATGATATTCTATCCAAGTATCGCCTTTATCTTCAGTACGATAGAAGTCTATCACACCATCAAAATCATGGCAACACTCCCAGCGGTAATTTGATGACTCCATACGAACACCAAAAGGACTATCTTCATCACTTAACATTTTAATAGTTCGAGCTTCATGCCACAAATACTCGTGACCAGAATCTTGGTCAACTTCAATTTTATAGTGATCTAACCATTGAACAGGAGTATCTTTGGTTTGATACTCATGTCCTTTGTACTTGATATAATCAAACATTCCCATTTAATTAACCACCATAATAATCAATAAGAACATCAAGTGCATTGATATAAGTTAAATACAAGGCCTGATCTTCAGAATGGATCCAATAAGATGGATCTTTTTTCTTTTTCTTCAACTCACCTTTGTGATACTTTCTGGCATTCTGTAAATTGGCCAGAGTAATCGCATCAGCACATTCAAAACTAATCTCTAATTTTTTCATTAGACCTCCACATATTGTAATTCAAATTGGTCAGCACGTACTTCGTAACCTTCATAACCACGAGGATTACAAACCACTCTAGTACCTTTAATCATGTAATCAAAAAGATGATGCGTATGACCATGGGTCCACAATTTAATCTGTGGACGATCCATAATGAAGTCAATCAAATCACTAGTGTAAGCACCATTCATTGTCCTATCATTGGCATACATTTCATGGATGCTGAATGGGCTTGGTGTATGATGACCAACGACCACATATTTTCTATCGTGATTACCTTCAACAACATGACTGATAAAGTCCAACATCTTCTTGTGATCCTCTACCGAATCCTCAGGACAGAATTTACTTGGTTGTTCTTTATGCTTGTAACCAATTGGGAACATATTTCCCTTTTCGTCTTTCACATAACGACCACCATTCTTACCATCTTCGGTGTATAAAGGATTTTCTTCATAGATTGGCACCTGACGGTTAACCATTCTATTACTATTCTTCACACAATTAAAATCATTCATGGCACTACGAACATGGAACAAAGTCATCGGATCTTCCTTGTTCATGTCGGTCCATAATGTACCACCGATAAAGGTAACATCATCCAATTCAAATGTTTCTTTATCTAAGATGTGTAAATTAGGTAGATAACCTAGCATCTTCTTTAGATGGTCGATTGTGTATTTGAAATCATAATGATAATGCTCGTGATTACCTGCCACATATACAACATGAGGAAACATGGCACAGCAATTACTGAAGAAATCGTGGATCTTTCGACTTTTGTTCGTACCAAGACCAGCATGACCATATTTAAAATCAGGACTAGTTTGTTCCAACAGGTCGGCAGCCACGCAGATGTCACCAGAAAGCACCAATACATCAGCTCTCTGGTCATTGTGTAATACAATATCACCAAACTCAAGGTGAAGGTCGGAACAAACTGCAATTTTCATTTTAACTCCATGTTCTATGTTTTTCTGCTACCCATTCTAGGCCATCATATTCTTCAATTTGCCATTCTACATCATCTGGAATTTCTACAATCTTTAATTCGGAATAACGATTATCAGCTTCTGTACCCAATTCTTCTATTACTTGAATTAATACAGGATCATTACGTTCAATGTCACGCCACGACCAGCATAATTCATTGGATACTTTATATCTACCAACACCTTCGTCTTGACCTTCCCATTCCGTTTTGGTCATATCATTCTTATGTGCCTTCTCATATTCTTCATAAGGCACAACAAAATAACTATTCCATTTCCATTGGTCGTCCCAATGAGAATAAAGTTTAAGACCTTTTAATTCAATGTATCGTGCAATCGCTTCATTACTTAAATTAAAACCACCATGGCAGTTATTGATTACAATTTTCATTAGTGCAAAGTGTCCTTATTTCGTTTCTCTGCTGTTAATAATACTTTAGGTGCTTCCAATAGTTTAACAAAGTCATCTTCATAACCACCTTGACGAGCACACCAAACCAACCGTGCCAATATAATGGCAGTCAATTCTAAAGCATTGACATTGTGTGCCTCAATCCATTTAAAGATATTGGTATCAATGTCCAATACTAAATCGGACAAATCGTTATCGGTAATATCACTCATTTCTTTTCCATAATATGTTTCAACAGCTCTTTAGATTCGGTCATATCTGATTTTAACACAGCCTCATCTATCATGTCAAGCTGAATACTGTGTAAGTGGTTCAAATGAATATTAACCATTGCTTGTTTCAAATTGTCCACATTAATGGTATATGAAAATTTTTTTGGTCTTGGTGTATCATTAGGCCACATCGTAATAATCCTCTCCGAGTACAATACATTCAATGTATAGATTATCCAAGGTCTCATCAGATAATGTCATTAGATAATCTGTGGTGAAACCTTTGAATGATAACATCAAGATAAGTCCTTCTCTGTTAATAGTATCCATTATGCTTCTTCCTTTACTTTGCAGAACTCAGCAAACTCTTGTAGATTGCCTTCAAATAATGGATCATAAGTTTCATCTTGTGTCATACCAAACATATTACAACCACAATCCATAACTTTAATTCTCAAGTGTTGCTCACCATCAGTATAAATGTGGTACTCATAATCTTGACCACAATCTTCTACTGAGGTAGGATGCAAATAGAAACCACCTGATTCTTTTTTGAAGTGTGCAACTAACTGAGCAGCCAAACAACCTGCACCATTAAAGAATTTGCCTTCTTCATTAAAACGGAGGCCATTCACCATTTTGCCTTCTGATAAAAACTCTGCTAACTCGGCACCATGTCCCGTAGGATAGCCATCGAATTGGCGATACATATTAACCACTGGTTTTTGGACTTGACCATATTTTTCATATACAAAAGTAAGTGACCGTGTTCCCATGATTTATTTCCTTCTCAATTAATTTCAATACAACCATTATATCACACCTGGAAACCAGGTCAAGAACTATTTTTATTTTGTTGCTTTTTAACAACACATTTATCACCATGCCAACGGTTCATAATTACATACGAACCATTTTTACCACAATATCCACAAGTAACATTTAGTTTCATTTTATGGTTATTATTTCTCAACATTTTTAATTTTGTTTCTTGTGTTATTTTTCTACCTTTTGTGCTTTCACTTATTTTTTGTTTTGTTTCATTGGTGTGTTTTGTACCAGTTCTTAAACTACTCATTATTTGCTTAGTTTCAGTATCATGTTTTTTACCTCTAAAACCGCTTATAATACCTAATGTACCTCCACCACCTTCAGTCATATTGTAACCTTCGTTGATTGAGTTATATTCAATTATAAAAAATCTTTCCATAACATTTAAACAATGTTGACCATCCTTTGATTGATATATTATTTCCCAATCAAATTTGTCCCATCCATAAGAATTGATTGCATCATAGAATTTTGTTTTTCTTTTACCACATAATTTCTTGTGACTGGCCAATCTTCTTGAAAAGTTAACCGCAAAACCGATGTAAACTTTATTATTGACTTTGTTGGTGGCTTTATAAATTGAATATATAACCATGCTGGCATTCCTTTACAATGTTAGAGTAGGTGCAGACTGCAATCTGGCGACCTACACCTATTTATGTAATTATCAACTTACCAATGCCCATATACTCCTCCACAGCGTGTTTTAACTGTGATTTGGACGCTTTAGGTGCAATAAACACATAGTCCAGAGAAGGATCTACCTGGTCGTCATTCAGAACCTGGTTGAGGTATAGGACTGCATCCTTAGCGTCTGTAAACTCTTTGAGTCCTTTGTTATTGAATAGTGATGGTTTAGCAATATATTTCATTTTAAGTAACCCAATCCACCCAAAATACCGATAACCAAGCAAGCTATCGCTGCAACGAACATTACTGACATCATAGTAAATGTAATTAAATCATCATACCTAACCGCTCTGTCCAACATTTCACCACACCAATCATTCATTCGTTCTAACCAATTCATTTCTTACCCTTTTTATTTGCTTTCATTGTGGCAACACCAGCAGTTCCTTGTGTTTCTAATGCACCATATTTTGTATCAAGTTTGCCAAACTGGCCAAAATCTACACTGGCACCAGCACCAGATTGAAAACTCTTGCCTGCACCATAACCTTGGGTTTCAGCAATCAACTGTTCACGCAAGGCATCAGCATCATCTCTTGCCATCTTCTCATCACGAACCAATTTCATGAATACAGATTCAAACATATCCCATAGTTTGTTGAATTTGATTTCATACATTGCATTCATGCCATTCAAAGCATTAACAATCATATCAGTTTTTATATCATTGTTTTCTACTGATTCAGCTAAATCTTTAAGGTCATCAGTAACTCTCCAGCAATTCATCACTTGCTGTTCAAAATCAAATCTATCACTCATTATCG